TAAATTGTAGGACTTTCTATTTATAAAAAATACTCAACTTATGAGTTTAGATAAACTAATTTTTAAGAATAAGAAATTCTCAGACCTTCTAGAAGAGATTTACGATAACCAAAAGAAGAAAGAAAAGCAAATTTCAACTCTTATTTCTGAGTTACGTCCTCTCATTGAGGATACCGGTGATGCTACTTTGATCGTACCCCTGATTAAAGAGTATTTAGAAATTGGAGTTAAGAATGATGACCAACTAGTTAAAGTTGCAACTATTATTCAACGCATCTTCCAGAATCAAGACTCTGCTACAGATTCGTTTGGAATCTCCGATGAAGAAAGAGAGCAGTTATTAAAAGAGATTAATAACATCAAGGAAGATAAATAATGGATTTTGAAGTAGCTATAGTTGAAGATATAATACTAGATGACACCAGTAAATACTTTGTGAATGCTGGTGAATGGAATAGTATCGGCACAATCTACTTTAAAAAAGTTAAAAGAGGAGAATTTAAATCTTCCGGTTTTGCAAGACCTTATTTTTCAAATTTTATTAACTACCCATTAATAAATGAACTAGTCTATATATTTAGACAACCCTCACCGGATATACAAAACAACAATTTTAAAGAAACCTATTACTACATAACTCCTCTTAACATCTGGGGTAGTAATCATCATAACGGTATTCCAAATATCTTTGAAAACAAAGACATCCCTGAATCCCAGCAGCGAGATTATATACAAACTCAAGCAGGTGCGGTATCAAAAGTACCGGATGGTAGTAGCGATATAACACTAGGAAATACTTTTCAAGAGAGAAGTAATATTAAACCGCTAAAGAAGTTTGAAGGAGACGTTATAGTAGAAGGAAGATTAGGTAATTCTATTAGATTAGGTTCTACTGTACTAAAAGATGGTAAAGGTATCAACGCCTGGTCACAGAGCGGAATTAATGGAGACCCTATCATACTAATTAGAAATGGGCAAGGATCTAAAGGATCCGTCGGGTATTTACCTACTGAAGAAAATATAAACACAGACTCTGCCTCAATATATTTAACCTCTAATCAGAAGATCCCGATTCAAGTAGCAAGTATTGAAACAAGAAAATATTTATCCTATCAAGACAGTAAACCTACCCAACCGGATAAGTATATAGGTAATCAAGTTATTCTTAATGCAGATAGATTGGTATTTAATGCTGCACAAGATCACCTCCTATTATCCTCTGCAAAAAGTATAAGTCTAAGCTCAAACAACTCAGTTAACATAGACACTGAATCTTTTACAGTACAAACAACTAACATTTACCTAGGATCTAAAAGTGCAACAGAGCCTTTAGTATTAGGAAATACAACCGCTGCTTTACTAAAGGATATGTTGAGTATCCTAACAGAACTAACCAAAGCTTGTGTAGCAGCAGCTAACGGAGGCGGTCCTGTAGCACCATTAAATAGTACAGCTTCTAAATTACTACCTCAGTTACAAAAATTAGCTCCTAAGATCGATTCAATTAAATCAACTTATAACTACACTGTATAATGACCCCAGAAGAGTTAGAAAAGCAACGACAGCAAGAACAGCAAAGAAGGGATAGTTTTAATAAAAAATTAGAACTTGGTCGGACTGTTATTGGAGCTGTTACGGTAGCTGGGATAAGTCAGTTAAAAGGGTTAGATAAAATAAATCAAACCATTAACGACAAAGTAGCAAATTTGCAGAGTAAAGCTACAGAAGTTCTTTCACAGTTAGCTTCCGATCTAGGTATAGAAGGTCTAGAGACCGGACTACCAACACTACCTAATTTATGTCCTCCCCAAGCTACGCTTTTAAAAGTAGTAGCGATAAGAGATAACTACATAGATGAGATAGAAGCAGTAGCAAAATACATCAATATTATTAACAACTCTCTTCAAATTATTAAAGATTTATTAAACGGCTCTATAACAACTCTAACAGCATTAAGCTTACTCAAAACAGCTTCTTCCGCTGCCACAAAACTCATCCCCGTAGTACCCGGAGCAGTCACCGCTCTACTATCTGATTTAGATGATATAAGAACTATACTTACATTTAAAACAGACGGTACCCCTAAACTACCAGAATTAAAAAGAGCAGTTGATCTTGGATCAACTTACATATCAGAAGCAAGTCTTGCTATTGATTCAATACTAACTCTACTATCTTTTGTAGATCAGGTACTAACAAAATGCGGACAGCAAGTCAGAGATATACCTTCTGATATTGCTGGATTAACACAGACAGTACAGACTGTAGGCAATAGTGATCTACTCTATAAAGGATTTACTTTTGAAATCGTAGAGAAATACTTTAGCCCTACCCTAAATCAGAAGATAGGACAAGCTAGAAATAAACAAGGAATCGTTCTATTGCAAACAGAACCTTCATTCACTCAAGACCCTAAAGTACTAATTGAGGAGTTAAAACTCATTATCGATAGGGATAATCTAAAAGCCGATTAGGAAATATTTATAAAAGATGGATACCAAATTATTTAAAAAACTTATCAAAGAAGCCGTAAAGGAAGCTATCCAGGAAGAAATGAAAGACATTCTTTTGGAAGCAGTACGTGCTCCTAAGACAGTTATTCAGGAAAGTTATGCAGCACCAGTTCAAACTCTAGCAGGCAACACTACCCCTACTGCTCCCACCGTTAATGCAAGAGACAAATACAGAGAGATACTAGGAGGGATGATGGAAGCAAGAAACGGAAACATCTCTATGGGATCAAGCGATGCATTAGGATTCGGACAACAGCCCGGTTACAGACCACCTGCAAGTGCAAATACAACAGGCGAAGGATCATCCCTACCCCCAGGTGAAGTAAACTTAGACCAGATCATGGGTCTTATTAATAAGAAGTAATGGCATTTAACCCTAAGAAGATATACCCTATTGACTTAATCCCAAGCAAAGCTGTAGGGGTAGCTCTTCCTTTTAACGGTAATGCTGTTTTTAAACCTACCTTCACAACCAAAGATGCTATTCGAGCAAACTTAATTAATTACCTACTAACCGGTCCAGGAGAAAGAGTATTTAATACAACTTTTGGAGCAGGTATTAGAAACTACGTATTCGAACAAATCTCCTCAGAATCAATTTCTGAAGTTGCTTCTTATATAGAAGCTGTAATACAGAAATACTTTCCTAACATTCAAGGACAAGTTACAATAAAAACATCTCCAGATTATAATAGTGTATTCATAACTATTACATACAGTATAATAAATACAGGATTAAACGATACAGTACAATTAAGTTTGAACAATGGCTGAGAATAAAGATATAAAATATTTTAATAGGGATTTCCAAGGATTAAAGAATCTCTTGGTTGATTTTACAAAAACCTATTTCCCTAACACCTACAACGACTTCTCACCGTCTTCACCTGGTGTGATGTTTATGGATATGTCTGCATATGTTGGTGACGTACTCTCCTTTTATTTGGATAATCAAATTCAAGAGACTTTTACTCAATATGCAAAACAAACCTCTAGCCTGTATACATTAGCATACATGCTTGGGTATAGACCAAAAGTTACAAAAGCTTCCTCAGTAGATATAGATTTCTATCAACAGCTGCCTGCTAAGCTATCCGGTTCTGTATATGTTCCTGATTATGACTACGCCCTGTCTTTTGCTCCAAATACACAGGTAAAAACAACAGTTGGCGAAAATTATTTTTTAGTTCAGGATTCTATTGATTTTGCATCTTCAAGCTCTCTAGATCCAACTGAAGTTAGTGTATATCAAATTTCTGCTGGAAGCCCACAGTATTACTTGTTGAAGAAGAATAGAAAAGCAACCTCCGGACAAGTCCAATCAACAACATTCTCTTTTGGAGCTGCAGAGCCTTTCTCAACAGTAGCTATACAAGATACAAATATTATTGAAATTTTAGATATAACAGATTCTGACGGTAATATTTGGTATGAGGTTCCCTATTTAGGGCAGGAAATGGTATTTATACCAATTAAAAATACAAACACAAACAATCCAAGTTTTGTAGCAGGAGAAGCTCCATACCTACTTACTTTAGAAAAAATACAGAGACGTTTTGTAACTAGATTTACCTCTACCGGTACATTAGAGATACAATTCGGTTCAGGTACAACTAACACTGTAGATGAAATAATCACACCTAATGCTGATAATGTTGGTATAGGATTACCTTATGAACAATCTAAATTAACAACCGCATTTGATCCGACTAACTTCTTATATACAGACACGTACGGTATTGCTCCAACAAATACTACTTTAACAGTTAGATATTTAAAAGGAGGTGGAGTAACTTCAAATGTTGATGGTAATACAATTACAAATCTTGTCAATACAACAAACGTAAATTTTCAAAACAGCAACCTAAACTCTATAACTGCACAGTATGTATTCAACAGTATTGCAGTTACCAACCCTCTCGCAGCTTCCGGCGGAGGCGATGGAGATACTTTAGAAGAGATAAGACAGAACTCCCTAGTGTCTTATCAATCTCAATTAAGAAACGTAACTCCGAACGACTATCTAGTAAGAGCACTATCAATGCCGTCAACATACGGTTCTGTTGCAAAAGCATATGTAGAACCTACTAAAGCAGTAGATATAACTTTACCCGGTCAGATTCCATCAACTCTAAACTTATACGTACTAGGTTACGACA